TCTTCTTCTTCGTGTTTCCCTCCATGTGGGTAGTGCTTACCTCCGTGCATGAATAATTCTTCATCTATCTGACGTTTTAGCTCTTCTTCCTCCTCTCTCTTTTTTCTTAGTTTCGCAACATACTCATCTCGAGCTTTTCTTTGTTCAGGTGTCATTTCAGGCACACCCTTATGACTTCCCCCGTGTTTGTATATTGTTCTCATGGAGCAAATATAATACTTAATTCTCTTTCTTTCTCTCCCACATACTAAGTGCGATAGCAACAGCTTGTTTCATTGGTTTCCCTTCAGCCATAATCTTTCTGATCTTGTCTGCAACGAACTTATTCTTTTTTACTTTCACGACGAATGGCTTCTTTACCACTTTTAAAAATACTTACAACATCATTCTTCCCCATTACTTTAGCTCTTTGCTCTCCAACTGTTAGAATCTGTATCTTTCTTGCAAATGGTTTGTTTATTTTTTTTACTTTGGCTACTGTAGCCCTAGCATCAGCAGGTGTAGCAAACTTAATTGAGACAGTATCTTTTGGATTCTCGTCTGTATAGAGTCTTCTTCCTGATCCTTTCGGTTTTTTACCTGTCCCTACTTTAGGGTCTTTCTTTTTAACATTCATCCAGAGCCATTCTTTTTTAAACATAGGTATCCTGTATACTACTTTTATATAATACAGCTATCTCTGACTCTTTATGTGTACACACATTAATATTCTGAGTAGCTTTACTCTTATATGGTTACGAAGTTACTACTTATTTTTTTAAAAATCAACCCTAAAGCA